TTTTTAAATTTTGTGTTATATTTCGTTCCGACCACCGGGGGTGCTCTGGAGAAGCACAGCCCGACAAGGGAAGGTGACTTGGTTCAAATCCAAGCCGGTGGGCCAACAAGTTAGCCGATTTGGGTTCGAGTCCCACGGCGCGAGGGCTGGAGTGGTCAGCAGTCGGTTATCTTGTTGGTGGTAGCGTAATAGGAACACCGTGCGCGTAGGATTGGGAGGGAACCCGGTCGCCATCAACAACCTGCATAAGCCGAAGGCTCGAGTCTTAATCTACTGGCTCTGAGGTCCACCGTACCGAGAAACAGAAACGGTAAAAACATCGAAAGGTGCAATGATTACAGCTACGCCAGAACTCTGTGTGCCCCTGCCAACCGGCAAGGAAGAAGTACTGTCACTGTACGAAAAGACTGCGGCCCTATTTAAGACGGTCGAGTTCATGAAAGCCTTTGGGGTGGACGTCACCCCCACCGAAGAAGATAAGGTCCGAGCCCGTGCCGACATGCACAACTCAGTCACCGCGGCAGCCCAAACCAGCGACCCATCAAAGATACCTGCAAAGATAGAAGCAGTAAATACACCTGCGTCTGTTGCCCACCTCAAAGAGATTCTGTCCGAGTACGACCAAGTGGTCGTGAAGTCGGCGGTGCAAATTCGCACCTTCGTGACCAACCGCCTGATTGAAGAGTCCACCAACCCAGACGCCAAGATTCGCATGCGGGCACTGGAGCTACTCGGCAAGATTGGTGACGTTGGCCTGTTCGTTGAGCGTACCGAAGTTACTGTAAAACATAAAACTACCATTGAGCTTCAGTCGTCCATCAAGGAGCGCATCACCAAACTGCTGCAAGCCAAGAGTGAGCGCGAGAAAAAGGCTGAGGCCGAAGTCACGGATGTACAGGCTCGTGCGGTGAGCCTGCGCGAAGCGACTGATGATCTGCTGGACGACAAGCCACGGCTGGTGGTAGACAACACCGATGACTGAAAAAGTTGACCACGCGGCTGTAGAGCTAGACGCTCTACTCAACCAAGACCTCACCCTGCTGTCTGAGGAGGAACTTCTGGCGCTGGAAGAAGAAGTCGTGGAAGTTGAACGGCGCGAAGCTGCACGGTCAGCACGTGAATCGTTGCTGGATTTCTGCGTTCGGATGAACCCCGACTATAAGATTGGCGCTCACCACCGCAAGTTGGCTGGCCTCCTAGAAGATATGGCTTTTGGGCGCAAAGATCGCGTCGCTGTGTCGGTTCCACCGCGTCACGGCAAGTCATTTCTCGTGTCGGTCTACTTTCCCGCATGGTTTTTGGGCAACTTTCCTGACAAAAAAGTGTTGATGGTGTCCCACACAAGCGATTTGGCCGTGGATTTCGGACGAAAAGTGCGAAATTTGGTGGACCAACCGATGTATAAGGACATATTTCCTACTGTAACACTAGCAGCCGACTCAAAAAGTGCTGGACGATGGAATACCAACGCTGGTGGAGAGTATTTCGCCACCGGTGTGGGCTCCGCGCTGGCCGGTCGAGGCGCTGATTTGCTGCTGGTTGACGACCCACACAACGAACAAGACATCATCAACGGCAATTTCGAAGTCTTTCACAAGGCTTACGAGTGGTTTACCTTCGGTGCGCGTACGCGTCTGATGCCGGGGGGCCGTGTTGCTATGGTGCACACCCGTTGGCACCCGAATGACTTGATTGGCATGATGGCCAAGGACATGGCACGCAACGGCGAGGCCGATGCCTACGAATTCTTTGAATTTCCGGCGATTTTCAACGAGGGTACCGACCAAGAAAGGGCCCTGTGGCCAGAGTTCTACGACCTCAAGGCGTTGCACCGCACCAAAGCGTCAATGCCCACGTACCAGTGGAACGCCCAGTACCAGCAGAACCCGACATCTGAAGAAGGTGCGATCGTCAAGCGCGAGTGGTGGATGCCATGGGAGAGAGATGAGCCCCCGGCGTGCGAATACATCATCATGACGCTGGACGCGGCGGCAGAAACCAACAACCGCAACGACTTTACGGCGCTTCTGACATGGGGCGTGTTCTACGACGAGAAGCTCACCAACGATGCGGCCCACCTCATCTTATTAAATGCGATCAACATTCGCGTTGAGTTCCCTGAGTTGAAGGACTTGTGCATGCGCGAGTACAAGGAATGGCAGCCAGACGCGTTCATCGTCGAGAAGAAATCCAACGGCACACCACTGTTCCAAGAGTTCAGACGCATGGGCATACCGGTGGCAGAATTCACCCCACATCGAGGCACCGGTGACAAAGTTGCTCGATTAAATGCGGTCGCAGATATTTTCAGATCGGGCATGGTCTGGTATCCTGCGGGTAGGCGCTGGGCAGAAGCCGTGGTCGAGCAGGTCGCTGCGTTCCCAGCCTCAGAGAACGACGACATGGTTGACTGCACATCCATGGCGTTGCAACGCTTTCGCAACGGCGGATTCATTCGCTTAGACAGCGACTACGACGACGAAAATTATGGACGTCCCACGAAGCGGGCGTATTACTAAGGAACACACATGGCAATCGACAAAGCAATGTACGGCGCACCGATAGGCTTAGAAGCTGTCGCTGGGCAACCTGATCTCGAGATTGAGATTGACAACCCAGATATGGTGACGCTGGACGATGGCAGTGTAGAGATCACACTCATCCCCGGTGGCAAAGAAGAAACCGACGGCGTGGCGTTCGATGCCAACTTGGCTGAACACATGGACGAAGCAGCCCTGCAATCACTGGGCGAAGACCTCGTTGAAGACTATGGTGATGACCTGTCAAGCCGCAAAGAGTGGGAAAAAACCTACACCGAAGGCTTGAAGTTGTTGGGCTTGCAGTATGAAGAGCGTACCGAGCCATGGAACGGTGCATGCGGTGTGTTCCACCCCATGTTGACAGAAGCTGTGGTGCGCTTTCAAAGCGAAACCATCATGGAAACTTTCCCTGCATCGGGCCCTGTCAAGACGCAAATCTTGGGCAAGCAAACCCGTGAGAAGGAAGAAGCTGCCACACGCGTGCAAGACGACATGAACTATCAGCTCACAGAGAAGATGGTTGAGTACCGCCCCGAGCACGAGAAGATGTTGTGGAACCTGCCGATCGCGGGCTCTGCGTTCAAGAAGGTGTATTTCGACCCAGCACTTGATCGCCAAGTGTCGATGTTCATCCCAGCAGAAGATGTCATCCTGCCATACGGCACATCTGAGTTGACCCTCGCACCGCGCATCACGCACCGCATGCGCAAGAGTGAGAATGAGTTGAAGCGTTTGATGAACGCAGGCTTCTATCGCGAAGTTGAGTTGGGCGAACCCGGCAAAACGATCGACGAAATTCAGAAGGCCAAAGACAAAGAGACCGGCTTTAGCGCAGCGTACGATGACCGCTTTCAGTTGCTAGAGATTCAAGTTGAACTTGACTTGCCCGGCTTTGAACACAAAGAAGGTCTTGCCCTGCCGTACATCGTGACCGTGTTGAAAGACACCAAGGAAGTGTTGGCCGTTCGCCGCAACTGGGAAGAAAAAGACCGCACTCACCAAAAGCGCCAGCACATGGTGCACTACCAATACATCCCCGGCTTCGGTGCCTATGGCTTTGGTTTGATTCACTTGATCGGCGGTGCAACAAAGAGCGCCACATCCATCACACGTCAGTTGGTTGATGCAGGTACATTGAGCAACTTGCCCGGTGGTATGAAGACCCGTGGCTTGCGTATCAAGGGCGACGACACCCCCATCGCACCGGGTGAATTCCGTGATGTTGACATCACATCTGGCTCGTTGCGCGACAACATCGTGCCCCTGCCATACAAAGAGCCGTCACAGACCCTACTGGCTCTGATGAACCAGATCGTTGATGATGCACGTCGCTTTGCTGCGGTGGCGGATATGAAGGTGAGTGACATGAGCGCGAACGCGCCCGTGGGCACTACGCTGGCTATCCTCGAGCGTATGTTGAAGGTGATGTCTGCTGTGCAGGCCCGCTTGCACTACACATTGAAGCAAGAGTTGAAGCTCTTGGCCAACATCATCCGTGACTACACAGCGCCTGACTACGACTACGAAGCCGACGGCCCCCGTGGTGCACAAGCCAAGCGTAGCGACTACAGCAACGTTGAAGTCATTCCTGTGTCGGACCCCAACGCGGCAACCATGTCACAACGCGTGGTGCAGTACCAAGCGGTCATGCAGATGGCTCAGGCAGCCCCACAGATTTATGACTTGCCACAGTTGCACCGTCAGATGTTGGATGTGCTTGGTGTCAAGCACGCCGATAAGCTGGTCCCCACCGAAGACGACATGAAGCCCGTGGACCCAGTGACAGAGAACATGAACTTGATGAAGATGAAACCCGTCAAGGCGTTCATCACGCAAGATCACGAAGCGCACATCGCCGTGCACATGGCTGCTATGCAGGACCCCAAGATCATGCAAGTCATCGGCCAGAACCCACAAGCACAGGCCATGATGGCCGCCGCGCACGCACACATCGCAGAACACTTGGGCTTTGCATATCGTCAGAAGGTCGAGCAGCAGTTGGGCGTACCACTGCCAGCACCAGACCAGCCACAGAACCCAGAAGTGGAAGCACAGTTGGCCCCGCTGATCGCGCAGGCCGCACAACAATTGTTGATGAACAACCAGAAGGAAGTTGCACAGCAACAAGCACAGCAAGCTGCACAGGACCCCATGGTTCAGATGGAGATGCAGAAGCTGCAACTGGAAGGCAAGAAAGTTGCCATCCAAGAGCAAAAGCTCAAAGTCGATGCGGCGGCAAAAACCGACCAACTCGACATCGAACGCGAGCGTATCGCCGCGCAAGAACGTATCGCTGGCATGCAAGCTGGTGTTAAAGCACAGGGCGACAAGCTCAAGATGCAACACCAGCAAGAAGCAGAAGGCGTGCGCATGGGTGTGGATATTGCGAAACACAAAGCGCAACTTGCACACCAATCCAAGCAAAACGCCAACAAGGCGCAACCGTCAAAAAAGGAGACTGATTGACACCAGAACTAGACCTTCTACGGAAGAAATTCCGCCAACGCATGAACGATCTAGCTGACACGCTAGCGTCGGGTCAATGCGCGTCTTTCGAAGAATATCGAAAGCTCTGTGGGGTAATCGAGGGATTGGCCTACGCAGAGAGAGATTTAATCGACCTCGCTGAAACTATGGAAAAAGCACAAAATGAGTGACATCATCTTGCAACCCGGCATGTATGCCATCCCCGAAGTAAACCAAATCTCTGAAAAAGAGGTTGAAAACATCCCAATCGAAGAACGCGCACATCAGTTGCCCGAACCCAAAGGTTGGATGCTATTGGCAGCAGTGATTGATGTACCTGAGACTTTCGAAGGCTCGAGCATCATCCGCGCAGAAGCCACACGCAAGAGTGATGAGATGACATCCCCAGTGTTGTTCGTCATGAAGGTGGGCCCTGAAGCCTACAAGGATGAAAAGAAGTTTCCAAGCGGCCCCCGCTGCAAGGAAGGTGATTTCATCTTGACTCGCCCCTACGCAGGTACGCGAGTAAAAATCCACGGTAAAGAATTTCGCTTGCTCAACGACGATCAAGTGGAAGCGACCGTGCAAGACCCACGTGGCATTAGCCGCGCATAAGGAGCACAGATATGGCTGGAAAATTCAGAGGCGATACGTTCAAGTTCCCCGATGAAGTGCAGGTCCGACCCAAAGAGGGCGAGGACGCTGCCAACGAAACCAAGATCGAAATCGAGATCGAAGGCGAAGAGACCAAGGTAGAAACCAAACCTGCCAAAGAGACCAAGCCCAAGATCGAAGACGAGATCGAGATCGTCAACGACGACGAAGAACCACCCTCAAAGAACGAGGCTGACCTTCGCGAAGAAGACATGACTGAATACTCGCGCAGCGTGCGTGAGCGCATCAGTGAAGTCACCAAAGCCCGTCACGAGGAAGAGCGTGCCAAACGCGCTGCCCTGCGGGAAAAGGAAGAGTTTGAACGCATCGCCAAGGCGGTGGCCGAAGAGAACAAGCGCCTGCAAGAGTACGTGCAAAACGGCGAGAAAGCCTACATGGAGAAGGTGCAAGCCCTCGCCCAAGTGGAGCTGGAACGCGCCAAACAAAAGATGCAACAAGCGTACGACGCGGGTGATTCGTCAGCCCTAGCTAATGCACAAGAAGAAATGATGCTGGCTGGGCTAAAAGTGCAACAAGCACAAAATTTTCGACCAACCCCTTTACAACAGCAAAATACTGTTGTACATTCGGCTCCAACAACAGCCCCTGAGCCTGTTGCGCCCAACCTAGATTCGAAGACAGCCGTATGGATGGACAAGAATAAGTGGTTCGGTGACGACAAGAAAAAGGCCATGACCAGCTACGCTCTGGGACTGCACCAAGAATTGGTTGACAAATACGGGCAAGACTTTGCCCGCACCGACGAGTACTTCTCGCAAATCGACGCTCAAGTGCGTCGTGTCTTCCCCGGTGAATTCGGTATCCAACAAGATGCTGAACAGGAAACCCGGGAAACCCAAAGAAACAAACCCGCAACTGTTGTTGCGCCTGCAAATCGTGTGACGGCGGCGAAGAAGATTCGTCTCACCCAAACACAAGTGGCGATCGCTAAACGGCTAGGCGTCCCCCTCGAAACTTATGCAAAACATGTAGCTGCTATGGAGAAACAAAATGGCTGAAATCGACCGCAACCCACGTACTAAATCAACTCGTGAGGCTGAAAAACGATTCGTTTGGAAGCCAGCAAGTATTCTTCCAGAGCCAAATCCACGCCCCGGTATCGGGCACCGTTGGATTGCTACATCGGTGTTAGGTGAGTCCCAACACACCAACGTGTCGAAAAAACGACGCGAAGGCTGGGAACCCGTACGCGCCGAAGACTACCCCGAACTCGAAGTTCCCGGTAATGCACAAGGTAACGTGGAAGTTGGAGGCTTGATGTTATGCGCCGCCCCGCTTGAGATGATTGAAGCGCGTAATGAGTATTACGCAAACGCATCTCAGGCACAAACCGACTCTGTTGACCACAAGTTCACTGGGATGTCAGACCCCCGTATGCCTGTGTTCTCTGAGAAAAAATCGGGTGTGTCGCGAGGCGCATCCTTTGGAAATGGTAATTAACTAGGAGCTAAATATGGCATTCCCAACTGTCTCAGCACCTTATGGCCTAGAGCCCATCAACTCGCTTGATGGTAAGCCCTATGCTGGTGCTACTCGTCTGATTCCCGTTGCCGCTGGCTTCGGTACCGCTATTTTCAATGGCGACACCGTTCAAATCAACAGCGATGGTTATCTCATCAAATCAACCTCGACTAACGCTGGCACTATCGTCGGTGTGGCCTTGGGTGGTCAGTACGTGAACTCTAACGGTCAAACCGTTCAAGGTCAGTACATCCCCGCTTTGGCTTCTACCGCTGCTAACCCAGCTTACGCCTATGTGGTTGACGACCAACAAGCATTGTTCAAAGTGGCCGTGTTGACCTCTGGTACAACCATGGGCACTGCAAGCCGTGCTGATGTCGGTTCTAACGTTCCCTTGGTGTTGAACGCTGGTTCTACCACTACTGGCAATAGCGCCTTTGGCGTGACTTTGACCGGTGCTGGCACTACCGCTACCATCCCATTGCGCGTTATCGACGTGGTTGAGCAAACTGCCACTTCTCCCGGTGTGTACACCGAGTTGTTGGTGAAGATTAACGCCCACCAGTACAACAACACCACAGGTGTCTAAGGAGTAAAAAATGGCAATTTCACGCGCACAGCTACTTAAAGAACTCTTGCCCGGCTTGAACGCTTTGTTCGGCATGGAATACGCCCGTTACGGCGAAGAGCACAAGGAAATCTTTGAGACCGAAGCTTCCGAGCGTTCGTTCGAAGAAGAAACAAAGTTGTCTGGCTTCACTGCTGCACCAGTCAAAAACGAAGGTTCTGCCATCGCTTATGACAACGCGCAAGAAGCATGGACCGCACGTTACAACCACGAGACAATCGCACAAGGTTTCTCTATCACTGAAGAAGCGATGGAAGACAACTTGTACGACAGCTTGAGCAACCGTTACACGAAAGCTCTGGCACGCTCGATGGCTTACACCAAGCAAGTTAAAGCTGCTGCCATTTTGAACAATGGTTTCAGCCAAAACTACCTCGGTGGCGACGGCGTTTCTTTGTTCGGCTACAACAGCTCTGGCTCATTGGTGAACCATCCTTTGGTTTCCGGCGGTACCAACGCCAACACCCCTGCCACTGCATCTGACTTGAACGAGACTTCTTTGGAAGCCGCCGTGATTCAGATCGCCGGTTGGACAGACGAACGTGGCCTGTTGATCGCTGCACGTCCCAAGAAATTGGTTGTGCCTCCAAACCTGATGTTCGTTGCAAAACGTCTGTTGGACACCGAATTGCGTGTGTCTACCGCCGACAACGACATCAACGCGTTGAAGCAAATGGGCGCAATCCCAGAAGGCTACACCGTTAACCACTTCTTGACAGACACCAACGCATGGTTCCTGTTGACAGACGTGCCAAACGGCTTGAAGCACTTCGAACGCGTGGCTTTGGCCACTTCGATGGATGGAGACTTCGATACCGGAAACGTCCGTTACAAGGCACGTGAGCGTTACAGCTTCGGCTGGTCAGACCCCCTCGGCGTCTTTGGTTCCCCCGGAGCCTAAACTAAAAGTTATACTTTTAAGGCCCTTCGGGGCCTTTTTCTTTGCCTGTTGCGTTTTTATTTTAGTGTGTTACATTACCTGTTACTAAGTCTCAGGAGTAACAAATGGAACACCTACCAAAAACCCGCGCCGAAGCTAAAACCCTAGGGGCGAAAGAGTACTTCACGGGGGTGCCGTGCAAGCAAGGGCATATCGCACCGCGAAAAACAAAAGGCGCATGCACTGAATGCCTTAAGGTTGAGTGGAAAGCGGCGGCTAAAACCCGTGCAGCCTACTTCACTGAATACAACAAGCGGGAAGACGTTAAAGATCGTAAAAACGCATGGTACTTAGAAAACCGAGAGCAGGTTATTGCTGCGGCGAATACGCGCCCCGCACACGTAAAACGTGAGTACCAAACTGCATGGAAGGAGCGTAACACCGTATGGGTGCGTGCGGATACAAAAGCCCGCCGTCGCAAGCACCGCGAGGCCACCCCACTATGGCTTACACGCAAGCAGAAATCTGAAATTAGGCAGATGTATCAAGCAGCAATCACACTTACAAAAACGACCGGGGAGCAATACGTGGTAGACCACATCGTGCCATTGCGTTCAGATGTGGTTTGTGGCTTGCATGTGCCATGGAATCTTCGAGTTATTACACAGGGGGAAAACTTAAAAAAGTCCAACAAGCTCGTTGACCCTCAATAAAAACGGGTGTATATTCGACCCATCTCGGACCTCCCGAGGCGTAAGACTGACCGAGCAGACGACATGCAGACATACGCCTCTTAATCGCATGTAAGGAAAAGACATGGCACGCACTAGTTTTTCAGGCCCAGTCGCATCGACTAACGGCTTCATCGCTCCCACTTATACCGTTACCACCGCTAACGCAATCCCCGCAGCCAGCAGAACCACTGGGCAGATCATTTATGTGTCTAACGGCTTGGCTGGCGCACCTTGCTTGGCTGTGTACAACGGTACAAACTGGATTTCACCCGCAGGTACAGCCATCGCTGCATCCTAATAGGAGGTCTTCATGACCATGCAAACCGACGTCCTATCAGGACATCTGCACCAAAGTGGTTTTATCGTATTGCAGCCGCGTTCCCGCGTTAAAAGTGTCTCGTATAAAGGCACCGCTAGCGCAGGCCAGTTGGACTTGTTTAGCACGACCACTGCGCCTGTTACCGCTACGTACGCGCAATCCACAACTACCGTAACGGTAACCAAGTCTAACCACGGGCTTGTTACAGGTCAGGTAATTGGGATTGCTTTTGCTGTTGGCACAGGCGGCGCAGCGTTTTCAGGCAACTACTCGATCACTCGCGTGGACGCCAACACCTTTACGCTGACAAGCCCCAACTCTGCGTCAATCACAGCAGGCGCAGCCTGCGTGTACGTTACCAACGGCACGTGGTTGATGACAGTTGAGACTACGGCTGGCGACACCTACCAAAACTACTTGTTGCTCCCCGGCCAAGGTATTTTGGCTAGACAGACCGTGTATGCCTACATGAGCAACATTGACCTGACAACAGTGTTTTATGGCTGATACCGAGAAGAGCATCAACCTCGCTGGACGCAAACTCATGGTTGCGATTCCAGCCTACGACAACAAGCTGAACATTGACTCGGCTTTTGCGTTGTCCAACCTCGCCGTCAAGGCGGGCTCGTTGGGGGTTAAGCTCTACCTCACGCACCTTTCGGGGTGCTCCCTTATCACGAAAGCACGCAACTGTTTGGTTGCGGATTTTCTCAAGTCCGACGCAGACACGCTGTTGTTTGTGGATGCCGATGTGGTTGTATCCGCCGAGGCTATCCTGCGCTTGTTTGCATTGAGCATTGACAAAGACATCACGGCTGGTATCTACCCACGCCGTGGCATGGACCGCAAATTCTTCCTTGACTACTATCTCGACGAGAACGGTGGGTTGGAATTTGACGCCAACGGCTTGCTTCGTGTGAAGCGCATTGGCACAGGGTTCATGATGATTCAACGCCATGTGCTCGAAACGATGATTGCAAACCACCCAGAGTGGGCCTACGACAACAACGTTGACAACCGTACAGACCACGCCATCTTTGACTTGAAGATCGTCAACGGCGAGTACTACGGCGAGGACTACTTGTTCTGCGATCGTGCAGCCGAAGACGGCTTCACGGTGTTCTTGGACCCCTCGATCAGCCTACCCCATGTGGGGCAGGAAAAATTCACCCGCGACTTCGAAGAAGATGTGTTGAAGCCGTTGTTGGCCGATCACTGCACACCCAAACTGAAAGTAGCAAATGGCTAAATCACCCGCATGGACTCGCAAAGAAGGCAAGAATCCGAACGGAGGTCTCAACGCCAAAGGGCGCGCCTCTGCGAAGAAGCAAGGAATGAATTTAAAGCCTCCTCAGCCGGAAGGCGGGAGCCGTCGCGACTCTTTCTGCGCCAGAATGACTGGGATGAAGAAGAAGTTGACTTCCGCGAAGACCGCGAAAGACCCAAACAGCCGGATTAACAAGAGCCTGCGGGCATGGAATTGTTGAGATGGAAAACATCGAATTAACTGAACGCGAACGCATGATCGCCAAGGAAGCTGCAAAGCTTGCCCTTGAAGAGTTGTCGTCCGAGTTCTACAAGAAGGTCGGTAAGACCGTGGTTGAGAAAGTGCTGATTTGGATTGGCCTTTTAGCCGCGGGTTACTTCGCTGGTAAAGGTATACCGTTTAAGGTTTGATATGCCTAGCACCAGCAAGAAACAACACAAATTCATGGAAGCGGTGGCCCACAATCCAGCGTTTGCCAAGAAGGCA